GCGCCCGCCCGACATCGCCATCGGCGACGCCATCCGCGTCGCCCGCCCCATAGCTGCGCCGGGGACTCGTCCCCCCCGGCTGCGCTTGGGGGGAGGCGGGTCCCCCCCGGCCCGCCTCCCCGTCCCCCTTCGGCAGGACCGCTGAATGCTCAAGATTGTTCCCCGCAAGATCGACGACCTGCACGGCTACGCCCGGAACGCTCGCACGCATTCCGACGCCCAGATCGCCCAGATCATGGCGTCCATCGTGGAATTTGGCTATACCAACCCGATCCTAACGGACGGTAACAATGGCGTCGTCGCCGGACACGGCCGCCTCGCGGCTTCCCGGCGGCTGCGCGACGCCGGCACCCGCATTCCGAACTGGCACGACACCAACCTCGTCCCGACCATCGACCTCGCGCACCTCTCCCCCGCCCAGAAGCGCGCCTACGTCATCGCCGACAACAAGCTGGCGTTGAACGCCGGATGGGACGACGCCATGCTGGCTCTTGAACTCGGGGACCTCGACGCGGAGGGCTTTGACCTCGGCCTGATCGGCTTCGACCAAGCCGAACTTGACGCGCTGTTCGCCGACGGCGACGTGGGCGAGGAAGCCGGCGGCGAGCCCGCGGCCGACGGCAAGGGAAGCCTCGCCGGCCGTTTCGGGGTCCCGCCGTTCACCGTCCTTTCGGCACGCGACGGCTGGTGGCAGGACCGCAAGAGGGCGTGGATTGCGCTCGGCATCCGCTCCGAACTCGGCCGAGGCGCGGCGCCGGGGGGGGCGCCGATGCCGTTGGACCGTTCGGGGGGGGGCAAACGCGACCCCCGGGGGCTCGATGATGCCGGCCGCTGACTATTCAAGGACGCGCGCCCGCGGCGAGCGGCTGGAGGCGGCCTACGGCGACGCGGGGCTGCGGGAGGATGAATAGCGCGATACCCGGGGGCGGGACCGGAAAAAATTCGGCCTATATGTTTCGCCAACCCGAGGGAGGCTATGCCGCCGGTGACGACGCCCAGGTCGCGGGGTCGGGCACCAGCATCTTCGACCCGGTCCTGTGCGAGCTTGCCTACCGCTGGTTCTGCCCGCTCGGCGGCACCGTCCTCGACCCCTTCGCCGGGGGCAGCGTGCGCGGCATCGTCGCGAGCAGGCTCGGTCGGCAGTACGTCGGGTGCGAGCTGCGGGCCGAGCAGGTCGAGGCCAACCGGGCGCAGGCCGACGAGATCTGCGGCGACCCGATGCCGGCGTGGACCGTGGGCGACAGCCGCAACATCGCCGCGCTGTGTCCCGACGTGAAGGCCGACTTCGTCTTCTCCTGTCCGCCCTACGCCGACCTTGAGGTCTACAGCGACGATCCCGCCGACCTCTCCACGTTGGCCTACGACGAGTTCCGCCGCGCCTACGCCCACATCATCGCCGAGACGTGCTCGCTGCTGAAGCCCGACCGCTTCGCCTGCTTCGTGGTCGGCGACGTGCGCGACGCAAAGGGCTTCTACCACGGGTTTCCCTGGCATACCGTCCAGGCATTCGGGGACGCCGGCCTGCGACTCTACAACGAGGCCGTCATCGTCACGGCCGTCGGCAGCCTGCCGATCCGCGCCGGCAAGCAGTTCCAGTCGTCAAGGAAGTTGGGGAAGACGCACCAGAACGTCCTTGTCTTTTGCAAGGGCGACCCGGCGAAGGCGACTAAGGCGGTCGGTGACATCGAGTTCGGCGAGGTCGGGACCGAGGAGCCAGCCGCGGACGATTTCGTGGCCGTGGTCCAAGGGTGATTTGACACGCATGGCCGCGACCTTCGTCTGTGCGGACGCCGTCGAGTGGTTGACCAACCGGCGGGACGTCGGAGCCGTGGTCACGTCCCTGCCCGATGCCGCCGAGACCGGGATGGCTATGGAACGGTGGGAGGGATGGTTCGTTGCGGCGGCCCACCTTTGCATGTCTGCGGCGTCCGAATCGGCCCCGGCCGTGTTCTACCAGACCGACAGGAAGGCAGATGGCAAGGTCTATTCGAAGTCCGCGCTGCTCTTCGCCGCGGCATCCCGGGGACGCATCCGCCTGCTGTGGCACAAGGTCGTCCTGCGTCGCGGCGTTGGCAAGATCGACCTGCACCGACCGGGATACACCCATCTGATGGCGTTCAGCGTCGGCGGCAAGCCGGGCGCCGCGACCCCGGATGTCATCGACGCGGGCAAGATGATCTATCCGAATGCCATGGGCATGAACGCGGCCCTGCTTTCAGTGAGGTTCGCCCAGTCAACGTGTCGCCGGCTGGTCGACCCGTTCTGTGGGCGTGGAACCGTCCCGGTCCTGGCTGATGCCTTGGGGATGACTGCGATCGGTGTCGATATCGACCAAACCCAGGTGGACGCGGCACGGAAACTTCGGTTCTCGCGGCGGTGAGACATGGTTCGCTAGACGTGGAAGGTCATGCCTTCGGGCGTCACCGCGTAGACGCAAGCCCTGCGGCCGTAACCGCCGTGCGCGGTGTTCAGGTTCGCTGCGGCTGTGCGGGCCTCATCAAGGGTCATGCACTTGATCGTGTACTTTTCGTTCGGGCCGACCCGGAAGTGCGCGGTGAAGTAAACGGCGCGGGCGATCTGCTCGGCGTTGAAAACGTCCTGCGGGCGGGCCTTGGCGGGGGTCTTGCGGGGCATCGTCATCTCCGTTCGTTGCGTCTTGTTGTTCAATGACGCCATGTTAGGCGAGTGACGTAACGCGGTCAACAAGAAAGCGACGTTTGGCATGAAAAAACTTCCAGGACCATGCGCCCCGTGACCAAGGTGCTCCCCGCGCTCGCCGTCACGGGCGTGACCGGCCCCGCCTGCCTGCCCGAAGGCCCCATGCTCGGCGCCCCCGCCGTCACGGTCTACGCGTCCAACGGCGCCGCGCCCCGCATGTCCGCCACCGCCGTCTTGGGCGAGGTCCTGCGCCTGTCCGGGCACTTCCCCTGCCTCGTCTCCGTCGCCGGCACCGATCCCGGGGCGCAGCCCTTCGGCGAGCTGGCCGAGATGTTCCAGCGCCAAGGCTACGCCGTCCGGGTCCGCACGGCCGGGACCAGCCCCGCCGGCTGGTTCGGCGCCGTGGACCACGTGGACGTCGTCCCGCCGCCACCGTCCTCAGGGATTGTCGTCCCCGACGCCGCCATCGACCGCACGCTGGCGCTCGCCCTGTCCGGGGAGGCCGAGGTCGCGCTGGTCTTCGCCGTCGCCGACCAGGGCGACTATGAATACGCCCGCCGCCTCGCCGCCCAGTATGCCCCCGTTCCCGCGGTCCTCCACCCGGTCGTCGACGACGCCGGCCTCATGGACCTGCGCACCCTGGCGGAGTGGGCCTTGGCCGACCGCTGGCACACAGCGCGCGTCCTGCCGACGTTCCCCGCCCCGTAACACCCCCACCCAGGAAATCGCCCGATGGCTACCCAGGCCCGGTTCGGTCGCCGGTTCGCGCCCGACGCGCGTGACAAGCAGTTCCAGATACCCCGCGCCGTCGTCCCGGCGACCGTCACGCAGCGGACGTGGTTCACCCGCGACGTGTTCGACCAGGGTAATTCAAGCATGTGCGTTGCCTACAGCGGCGTCGGCTGGCTGCTCGCCGGCCCGGTCCGGAACGTCCAGGAACCCCCGGGTTTCGCGGAACTCTACATGGACTGCCAGCGCAACGACGAGTGGCCCGGCGAGGAGCCGATGTACGAGGGGACCAGCGTCCGGGCGCTGATGCGCGTCCTGAAGCGCCGCGGCTACATCAGCGAGTACCGCTGGGCCTGGAACCTGGAGCCCGTCGTCAACCACATCCTCGCCGTGTCTCCCGTCGTGTTGGGAACGACGTGGTACAGCTCCATGATGGAGACCGACGCCGACGGGTTCCTGAAGGCCCGCGGCGAATTGGTCGGCGGCCATGCCTACCTTGCCATCGGGGCCAACCGCACCCGCTCATGCCCGGACGGGACCAAGGGCGCTATCCGTATCGTCAATTCCTGGGGACGCGCATGGGGACAGTCCGGGCGTGCGTGGATCTCCTTCGCCGACCTCTCCAAGCTGCTCTCCGAGGACGGCGAGGCCGCCACCGCCACCGAGGTGCGCCGCGAGCCCGTCCCCGATCCCGCCGCGGTCGCCTGATTCCCCCGCCGTGCAGATCGAGCGCCTGGAACGGGCCGGGGCGACCCTGTACTGCGCCGACGCCCTGGAGGTGCTGCGCTTGCTCCCGGACTCGTCGGTGGACCTGATCGTCACCGACCCGCCCTACTACCGCGTCAAGGGTCTTGCCTGGGATCGGGCGTGGAACACCGCCGAGGGTTTCGTCGCATGGATCGGGCAACTTGCCGACGAATGGTGCCGCGTCCTCAAGCCCAACGGCTCGCTGTATTGCTACGCGTCACCCCGGATGGCGGCCCGTGTCGAGGTGGAGATCGGCAAGCGGTTTGAGGTGCTGAACCGCATCCGCTGGATTAAGCAGGCTGGTTGGCACCACAAGGCGGAGAAGGAAGCGTTGCGATCGTTCCTTTCACCTTGGGAGGAAATTATCTTCGCCGAGCACGTCGGCGCGGACAACGCGGCAAAGGGCGAAAGCGGCTACGGCGCCGAGTGCGATAGGCTGCGTGGGTTTGTGTTCGAACCGCTGCGGGCTTGGTTTTGTGTCGAAAAGGCAAGACTCGGCTTGACCAACAGGGACATAAACCTCGCCCTTGGGACTGCCTGTAACGGCAGCGGCATGGCAGGCCACTACTTTAAGAAATCGGGTGCCGTGCAGTGGGAAATCCCGACAAGGGCCTGTTATGACAAATTGGCTGCAATGGGATTTTCTCGGCGTTACGAGGACCTTCGCCGCGAGTACGAGGACCTTCGCCGCGAGTACGAGGACCTTCGCCGGCCCTTCACCGTAACCGAGGCCGTTCCCTACACCGACGTGTGGGATTTCAAGACGGTACCCCACCGTCCCGGCAAGCATCCCTGCGAGAAGCCGCTGGACCTGTGCGAGCACATCGTCCGCGCCAGCAGCCGCCCCGGCGCCGTCGTGCTCGACAGCTTCTGCGGGTCCGGGGCGTTTGGCGAGGCCGCCGTCCGCAGCGGCCGTTCCTTCATCGGCTCCGACAACGACCCGCACTGGATCGCCCAGACGGCCCGTCGCCTGGAAGCCATCCACCAACCCCCGGCCCAGCCGGGCCTGTTCGATGCGGCCCAGGCCGCCGAATGACCGCGAGGCCAGCCATGGCAAGAACCGCCAAGTCCCGCGACTGGATTGACGTCTCCACCCTCGGCTCCCCCTGGGAAGTCCACTACCAGTCCTCGACCGGCCGCCACCGCCACCGCAAGCTGGTCGGCCGCGACCCTGACACCCTGGACCCGCTGCCCAACCCCGCCGCCGAGTGGCACGAGGGGCCGCCGCCGGAAGGCCCGACGCGATAGGCACCACCCACCGCAGGACACATCCCATGGACCATGACGACGTACTGCCCAACCTCGACCAGGGCTTTGCCAACTGGATCGCCCGCTCGGCCGTGAACCAGGCCGACGTCGCCGCGGCCGCCGCCACCGTCCCCGCCTCCTTCGTGAGCGCCACCCTCGCCGGTCTCGCCGCGGTCGCCGGAAGCGCCGGGGGCGATGCCGTCCGCCCGGCCTGGAACACCGCCGCCGCCCTGTCGCTTACCATCGGCCACCAGCAGGACGAGATCGACACCCTGCGCGGCATGCTCGGCATCCGCGAGCGGCAGGTCGACGACCTCCGCCAGGAGATCGACCTGCTCACCCGCCAGATGGACGTCCTCAAGGCGGCCCTGGACGACGCGCTGGCCCGCGAGGGGCGCACCGCATGCGCCGCCCCGGACCCCGACTGGACCCAGCCCATGTCCCTCCTGCCCCGCGGGATGCGCTGACCGCACCTCCCTGAACGAATGACATCTTCAAAGACCGGAACCCGCCCGCCGCGTGGGCGGACGACACCGACGCCGTGCCCGGTGGACGCGGCGACGACACCCAACGTCCTGGCCGGCGGCCGGGGAGGGAATTTTGCCAACCTCCATTAAAAAGCCCGGCGGTGCCGGGAAAGACCGGCGCGGCGTCGGGCGCCCCCGCAAGGAGATCGACCTCGCCCTGGTCTCGCAGCTCGCCGCCATCCAGTGCACCGACGAGGAGATCGCCGCGGCGGTCGGCGTCTGCCTGGAGACCCTGATCCGCCGCAAGAAGGAGCCGGACTTCCTGGAGGCCCTGGAGGGCGGCAAGGCCAAGGGGCGGATCAGCCTGCGCCGCACGCAGTGGAAGATGGCGCAGCAGGGAAATGCAACCATGGCGATATTCTTAGGGAAGAACGTGCTCGGCCAGCGCGACAAGCCCGAGGAGGCCGGCGTCGAGGACGTCATCGAGAAGGCCCGCCAGATCCGGGATGCGCTCAGGGACATGACCGACCTTGAGGTCGGCGGTCAACGGCTCGACTGATCGCATGGCTCCCGGCCATCCCGAGACCCTGACCCCGCGCTGGTACCCGCTCCGGTACCACCCGGTGCAGGACCAGCTCATTCGCAGTCCTGCACGCTTCAAGGTCGTGCCGGCAGGTCGCCGGAGCGGAAAAAGCGAAAGAGCCAAGCGGAACCTCGTCATCCAGGGCATCCGCGAGACGCTGGAGGGCCGGTGGCAGGACCCGCGCTACTTCTTCGCCGCGCCGACCCGCGAGCAGGCCAAGGCCATCGCCTGGAACGACCTGAAGGCGCTCATCCCCCGGTACATGATGGACGGCCCGCCGCGCGAGACCGACCTGATGATCCGGCTGACCATCGGCACCGAGTTCTGGGTCATCGGCCTCGACAAACCGCAGCGCATGGAGGGACGGGCCTGGAACGGCGGTGTCATCGACGAGATCGCCAACGTCAAGCCGAGCGCCTGGGGGGAGAACATCCGTCCTGCGCTTTCGGACCGTGATGGCTGGTGTTGGCTCATCGGCGTGCCGGAAGGCCGTGGGGCGTATTACGAATGGTATCGGTACGCGACCAGCGGCGAGGACCCGGAGTGGGAGGGTTTCTCCTGGCTGTCGGCGGACATCCTGTCGGCCAAGGAGATTGAGTCCGCCCGCCGCACGCTTGATCCAGGGACGTTTGACCAGGAATACTGCGCATCGTTCCTGGTCTTCGCCGGTCGCGTCTATTACCCGTTCGATGAGCGGACCCATTGCGCACCACTGCCATACCGCGCTGCGGCCCCGCTCAACATCTGTCTCGACTGGAATGTCGAGCCGGGAACGGCCGCGATTTGCCAGGAGATGAAGTTGCCGAACGGGCTGGACGGGACCGGCGTCATCGGCGAGGTCTACATAACCCGCAACTCCACAACCCCCGCCGTCTGTCGCAAGATCATCCAGGACTGGGGCCACCATCCCGGCCCCGTCGTCTGCTATGGTGACGCGACGGGCGGCGCGCGGGGGACGGCCCGCGTGCTTGGATCGGACTGGGACCTCGTCCGCGCCGAGCTCGGCCCCGTCTTTGGCGACCGCCTCCGTCTCAAGGTCCCGGCGGCGAACCCACCGGAACGCGCTAGGGTCAACGCTGTGAACAGCCGCCTGATGAACGCGGCCGGTGAAATCCGGCTGATGGTGGACCCGGCCAAGGCCCCGCACGTCGTCAAGGACTTCGAGGGCGTGCGCCTCCTGGAAGGCGGCAGCGGCGAGATCGACAAGAAGGCGGACCCGATGCTCAGCCACCTGACGGATTCCATAGGCTACATGGTGGCCCGCGAGTTCCCCATCGCCACCCGCAAGGCCACGGTCGCCGCCTACGCCATCCACGGTTAACCGCCCGTCCACCGTCAACCCTCCCAGGACAGCACGTGGCCCCGCCCCGGCATCACCGCCACGGCCCCGGCCGCCACCCGCCGCTCGTTGATCCGCGCAAGCTGCCGCTTCGCCGCCGGGACCCCGGCGCCCCACATCAGGAACTCCGCCGCCCGCACGACCACCTCAGGGTCCGCGGTCTCGGGGTCCATGCCGAAGCTGCGCGAGAGGATCGCCTCCAGGGTGCCGTCGTCCCGTGCCGGGGCGACGCCGCGCCGGCTTTTCCGCTTCGGGTGGGCCATGGGTCGCCTGTCCGTCGTTCGTGGGGGTCCCATTAGATGGATTTCCCGTGTATCCTGCGCCACCCCACGTCCCATGGACGCCATGAACATTTCTTAGACGACGACCGGAGGGACCGCGCCGTGTTCCGTTCCTACGTAGACCGCCTGCGTCACCGCGCGGACCAGCGCGCCCGGATCGCCGCCCTGGAGGCCGAGGCCGAGTCCCTGCTCGGGCAGGTCGCCGCGCTGCGCGCCGAGAACGCCGACCTGAGAGGGCGCATCGTCGGCCTGACCCACGTCATCGCCAGGCTCAGTCCCACCGCCCAGGCCCCGGACCGGGGCCTCCCCCCGTGACCGACGGCCCGCCGGCCCCGCCCGACGCCGACGTGCGCGCCGCCCTGCTGGCCGCCGCCGGGCCGGACGGCGCGTGGCCCCGCCTGCCGCAGAGCGCCCGCCACGACCCCGCGGCGTGGGCTGCCTGCGAGTACCTCGCCGACGAGGGGCTGGCCCGGTCCACCGGCGACGTCCGCGGCGACCGGGCCGAGTACCGCGCCACCGACCGCGGGCGTTCCGTCTGCGCCGCCATGCTCGCCATCCAGACGGCCAAGCCCCGGAAGCCCCGCCTGCGCGTGCGCGCCGAGGCCGTCCCCATGTCCTCACCCCCAGGGGTGAACGACCCGTGACCCACGACCGCCGGCCCAGTCCCCGCGCCTACGCCGTCAACCTCTTCGCCGTCTGGGCATGGGTCCTGCTCTGGTGCTTCCTCGCGTTCGTGCCCACCGCGTTCGGCGCCTGGGACCAGTGGACCTTCGCCAAGATCCTGGGCTACC